AGATGGAATGAGTGGGGAATTTAAATATGTTTTATATGTAACCGAAGCACATTATATTGAAAATACTCATGGAGATAATTATTGGAAAAATAAATATAGAGATGATGATTATGTAAAAAAATATGCAAAAGAACATATTGAAACTTTTTTAAATAGAAAAATAGATAAAGATATTGAAAATGTAGATTTTGAATATTGGTGTTAATATTTATAAGAGGTATAATCCCCTCTTATAAAGTCGGACTCGATACCTCTAAATTACTCTTGTAATCATCAAAGCTAATCTCACTTTCAATTACCTCACCTTTTTGTAGCTTTTTAAACATATCTTCTTGTCTAATAGCTCCCGTTTGCCAAGCTTGAACAAGTGCTGTTATTGTTTGAGCGTCCATTTCGCTTAGGTTATAGTCTGTATTTAGTTCTAGCTTAACTTCATCAGGATTTTGTCCTTCCCATTCAGCAATTATCTTTAAAGCCTGAGTTATACCTCTTGAAGCTGTGTTCGCAATTTGCATAATAGTAGCACGATAACCAGCTGTTTTCATTTGCATAGTGTTTTCGCTTATTTGTGCATTAGCTTCTGGTACTAATAATCTAGCTCCAAGTGCTGCCATAGTAGATTTACAATCGTTTAGGTAGCTTTCATTAAATGCTAATCCCGTTCCTTGTGTTTCTACTATTTTCATATCAGCGTTAGGCTCTTGGAATATTTGTGCGATACTTGAACCTAAAGTAATAGTTAAAGCATTTCCCTTGTCATCTCTTGTATTGATACCTTTACCCATAAAGAATGGATTGCCAACAAAGTGGATAACATTTCTTCGTTCAACAGCAACACCATAGTAATTAAGGTTTATATTAGCAATATCCATTAAAGGTGGTTTAACTGGAATAATTGAAATATCTTTATAAGTTAGTGGAATAAATGGAATGTAATTAATAGTTGAACCTTTAACTATAACTGGCTTAATATCCATAGTATTATTAAATGTTTTATCATTTTCTTCAAATACCTCAACATAACAAACATTATCAATTAATGAATATACTCTATATCTATTTTTTAAAGTAGAAGTAAATCTATCAGTCCAATCTTCATAAACTTCATGTAACACTAACAAAGTAAGCTTATTAACTGAATTAATAGACTCATATCTCCAATTGATTATAGTTTCTGATTTATACAGCTTAGTAAATGCTCTAATGTTTAGAGCATCTGTTTGTGGCTTAGTCATTTCTGTTGTATCAATATTAGGAACATCAATCAATAAACCACATCGACCAACTTCCATTAATTCATTAACTATGTTTTGCGATAAGTCCACGATTGTATTATCGTCCATATCAATATTATCTTTTAATAGTTCTAATGATGCAGGAAGTGAGATTGTAGGCTCTTTAGCAAAGATTAATCCAGATATTCCTTTTGCGGTAGCTTCGGTGAAGTTCTCAAACACTGACCTTTGGATAATAGCGTTGTAATCTGCAATATCTACGCCTTTGTTTTTAGGGACATAAGTTTCAGAATTCTTTTTAATAGCTTTGTCACCCTCAAATACTGTACGCATTTTGATACAATCTTCAAGATGTGATTTAAATAGTAAATGTTGGTTACTTACTTTATTTACGGACATAGTTATCCTTTTTTAGATAATTATATCCTATTTGTGGGTGTGGTTAATTAGAAGATAGTATTTATATTTTACAAAAACAATCTTTTATCGGTTCATCTGAAAAATCAAATAAACTACCTTGACTATCTTTTTTTCTAAATTCTTCTTCTTTTTGTAATATTGTTTTATATCCTACAAACCAGTATTTATTAATAACTTTATTTTTATTATTATGTAAATAATCTAATTGAATCTCTCTATCTAAGCATTTTTGCCAAACTTCAGGATAATGCTTCCAAACCATAAACCAACTTTTATCACTTTGAAAAGGACACATAGCACATCCAGTTCTACTAAAATGTTTATATAATGGATTTTCCATATCTTGATTACTTAAATATTGTTTACAATCATCTTCGGTCATCATAAAAATATCTTGTAATGGATATACATATTTAAAAAAACTTGTTTCTTTTACACTTCTGTTTTCGCCTTTTGTATATCCAATATAAAATACTATTTCCTTATTTGGATATTTTTCTTTTAAATATCTTTCCATAGGATAGATTTTTGATTCTCTTCTCCAATAACACATTCCATCTTTTGTAGGTATGCCTCGTATCATCCCTTTTCTTTTTGCACCACCTTTTAAAATTGTTCCATATGCCCAATCTTCAAAAGTTGACTTAGGCTTTAAATATGTTATTTGTTTTTTATATCTTTCTAAAAAATATTTATTTACCTTTTCTCCATAATCATACATTTCTTGAAACTCTTCAAGGGTATCAGTGAAAATTATTTCATCTAAGGGGTAGTTGTTTTTAGCCAGCAAGTCAATCATAGTCGTACTATCTTTACCAAAAGATATAGTTCCAATATAAACAGTATTATATTGTCTTTTAATCATGTAAATCCTTTTTATTTAACTATATCACACAACAATCAAAACTCCAAACAATTCACATAGAATCAAAGATAAATTTGTTTTATTGTGTAGATTGGTAACTAATTTTCTTCTATAAACTCATTTGGAAAATCCTCATATGTATTCCCAGTTAATTCAGAAAGTGCGTCAAATATTGCTGTTTGATAATCTGAATCGTCTCTAAAATATAGGACATTGTTTAGAATAGCTATTGCTTTTTTAATATTTTCCTCGTTTATTTCCATTTTAAACCCCCTTTTTAATTTATCAAATTATATCTAAATCCCCATTAATTTAGCTGTTGAATGTCCTACAACTATTGGATATTTTCTACCGATTACATAACCGAATGAGTCTGTATAATCATCAATAGCTGGGTGAGCAGTAAACTTTTCAGGCATACCTTTATCATCATAAGAATGTAATTGTAAAGCTTCATAAGTTTTTTTAGCTGTAATGGGATTCACTTTAATTAATGAGTTTATAAATCTTCTATTACACGCGTTATACCTTGTTGATGTTGCTCCGTTTGATTCAGGAACTACACAGTAAAATCCAGCTTGTCTAAGCATATCAATATCTGTTACTGTTGAGCTAGTATGTCTATTTCCACCACTAACATCTGGATATAGATTGACTATTTTATCAGGATATCTATTCTTTAATTCGATAATCATATTTTCAGTATCATAAGCATAAAAATCTTCTACAATATGACTTATTCCGTCTGTGTCCTCACCCTCAACAACTGCAACACAACCACCGATATTAAAATCTACACCGATACATAATACTTTAAAATCGTGGATAGTTTTATTTGATATATGAATGTCTTTATTGAATCTATGATGGATTATATTTCCGTTTAATACTCCCCATTCACCTAAAGCATATATTCGGTATTGTTGTTCATCGTAGTTTTTAATATCTTCTAATTCTTGCTTATATTCTTCATCAATAAAGCTATTATCCAAGTAAGTAGTTTTATAAATATGTGCTTTACTTGCTGGATTATCGAAAAAGTGTGCTTTTAACCAATGTAAGTGTGAAATAGGATTGAATGTAAGGATTATCTGCTTATAGTATTTAGTTTCACCTCTGAGCCTTCTATTTAGCTCTAATATATCCTTTTGTTCCGTTTCACTCGCTTCTTCTACAAATATGCCAGTAATTCCAGCAATTGACTTTAATCTTTCAATGTTATCTAAACCAAAAAAGAGAAGTTGAGAATTATTTTTTATGTTAGTGATAGTCATATCTGTTTTATTGATTTTAAAATTATCTTCTAAGTCTAAAGATGATATTAAATCTTTAAATAATTGAAATACAGAAACTCTAAGAGTTCTTGCTACTTTTCTAGCTATAACAAAACGATGGTTTTCTTCGCTTAAAACTCTTATTAAAATCTTTTGCATAACTGCAACACTTTTCCCACTACCGGCTCCACCATATACTATTAAAAATCTATTTTCATCTTCGAATATGGCTTTGTGTGATTTATTTGCTTGTAGCTTCATTATTTAAAAGTCCAAATAAACCCACCAGCGTGTCGTCTTTTATTATTGCATACGCTAGATATATTTTTAAAGTTTATATTTGTTTCTCTATGGGCGTCCATAATGCTGTTATATGAATTTAATAATTTACCTCTTGATAATGGAGTAGCTCCTCTATTTCCTATTCTTTTCCCTCTTATACATTCATATTGTAATACTGGCTTGTTATCAAATATTAATTCACCTTTTTTGTGCATATCATAAGATTTTGATTGATTTTCTCCAAAAGTAATAAGTCTTATATTATCAAAAGAATATCCAATAGTATCATCTTTTCTATCTACACTAGGCACTAATACTCTTTTACAATTACTATCTATCCAGTTATTGTATAAAGTGTCAAAATGTGGCTGATTATTAAACCATTCTATTAATTCTTCCAATGAGTAGGTAGGTCTTTCGTGACCTCTTGATTTAGAATGAGATACCTGATTATAATAAATAACTTGAATTAGTTTTTTCTTTGTTTTCATATTACCAACTTTTATTTTTATTATATCATAAAATATATTAAACTACTCTTCGAACCAACTATTTAAATTCAACTACTAGATTGTTATTTGTTTCTATTTGTGTATTCGTATTATCCACTTTAATATTAGTATTTGCGTGTCGTGGATTAATTCCTAAAGTTATTGAAGCTTTATCTATTGCATCTTGAGCATTTTTATAGTCTAATGAACCTAATCCAACTGGTTCGAAATTTTGCACCCCATCGCCTACATTAATCTTTTCTAGCTTTTGGTTTTTATTTAAATACTCTATTGTTCTAGCTAGATTCAAAAGAGTAGCACTACTAACTGCTTTTGTTCCATCTACTAAAATTGATATTTCATTTATACAATTAATTACATCTTCTGCGATGATATGAAACTTATCTGGATTGTTCCCTAATGTTCCCGATACTTTCCCGATACTTTCTTTCAAGTCCGATATAGTCGATTTTATGTTTCCCGATACTTCCCATTTGTTTTCACTTATTTTGTTTTGAAGAGTCTTTTTTTTGTCTATATTATACTTTATAACTAATTCATCTACTGACTTACCACATTCATAAGCTTTTTGTATTTCAATCCAGTTATATTTAGCTTTAGCCATTAGTGAACAAACCTACCTATTGAAAAATTATACTTCCAAACATTTATATATAAATATATTTCTATTCCTGATAAACACTTTACATAACAAAATCCAATTCCTAATGCTCTACCCATGTTTTCTGTTTTTTGAATTCCGAACTTTAATTTATAATATTCTTCTTCCATGTTTTTCCTTTAAATCAAATCTTTCTGCAAACTTAACTTCATCATTACTTCTTATCGGTTCAAATATCTTTAGAAATACTATAAATGAAGCTGATATG